CGGCTTTCGTCTGCGACCAGGAGGTTCGTGGTCAGAGGATCATAGCCTCGGGCGACGCATTCCACGGAGGCATAGAACGATTTCATGTCAATCGCTATATAACAATGCTTGGATTCCATGAGCGCCTCCCTCTCGCCCGGCAGCGTGTTTATAGTTTCAGCGTTTCCAAGGCCTCCTGATACAGAGACTGTTCTTCCATGCTGGGAATCATGTCTTTCTCTATTTTTCCAAGGACGCGGCCGATAACGGTAGCACCTTCCTCGTAGGGGAAGATGTCGTCATAATCCTGATTGATGGAGTGCAGGCGGTCGTAGGCTTTCTGTTTAATCACGCCACCCATGCCGGGAACATAGAAGATACCGATATCGCCGTTACGAAGATCGACGCAGTGCTCAACAAGCACGCGGTCTCCGTCATGGAACTGCGGCTCCATACTCTTTCCGGTAACGGTGATGATCTCATCAGCACGGGCAACCATGGGGCTGTCGAATAGGATGACTTCTTCCTTTTCCGGATACTCCGGCCAATCGGTGCCGTCACCAGCAGCAGCGTAGCGGCCCCAGTCTTCGACACCGTTCATGCGGTCGTAGGCAGCCAGAAGCTTCCGCTTGTGAGCCTTCTTGTTCATGGCTTCCGCGAAGGTCAGCAGATCTTCTTTTCCTGACTTATCTAGGGATCTGTAATAGTCAACGAGGTCCCGTTCCTCCGTGGTCAGCAGGGTACCGATGCCAGTGAGACCAAAGAACTCGTTCGGCTCTACATTCAGGATGGTGAACATCCGATAGAGAAACTCTGGATCTGGGCGGGTAAGGCCGCATTCCCAGTTTCGGACAGAGCTTTTGGAGATCTGAAGAGCATCGGCCAGTTGCTCAGCGGTCATGCCTGCGCGATTACGGAAATTCTTGATCTTAGAACCATAGGTTTCAAGGTTTCGTTGTTTAATTTCCTCGGGAGAGAGCTTTTCTAACCCTGCGATTGTACTGTAGCCTTTTGCTTTCATAAGGGTTCCTCCTTGCATCAAGAACGGGTTTCAGGTCAGCCAGATTCTCTGGTAATGGCTTGAAGACCGTTCAAAGGTGCTTCAAGTGCCATTTTTGATGGTGTCATTATTTTAAACCACGTAAGATGGTTTTGTCAATAGGCCTGAAAGAAAATTCACAAAAGTTATCGAAGGTTGCAACAGATTGCTGAGCCATAAAAAGCGGCAAATTGTTTACATTATCCATATTGACAGACCAGATAAGATGGTGTATCATGTAGACACGCTATTTCCACGGCGTAGGGAGTTGACCACGGATTGCGGTGCGGGTTGAGGAATTACTGCACCAGTATTCAGGACATGGTAAATTGCCGAGTGCCATGACGGTGGGAAAACAAACCTTGTAGGACGATTTGAAATGCAGGATCGAACCATATGAGGAGAACCATAGATGGATGAAACTTATAATGACTTGTATCCCGTGCAACTGAAGGATCCGGAGGTTCCAATTCAGGAGGACTGCACGAGTGATGTGGTGCCGGAAGGTACCACGAATATGGAGGGCAAGAAGAAGGTACTGGTTCCTGAGCTGATCACCATGACAAAGGTACTGTTTGATCGGCACAGGCTCGACATGTATACATTCCTGAACAATTGTCTACGCACAGGAGGTCTGGCCACAACTGTTGGAAAGTCTATCAAAAACCGTGTGATTAACCATGAAGTCTGCAATTTCTCAGGCGTCACTTATTGGAGGATTGACAGAGCAAACTTTTTTGCAGATGTGACGGTGGAACTGAAGCTGCAGACGAGCGCAGGACCAGTCGATTGGAAAGGCTGCCTGACCTGCTGGTGCGGTTTTGATGATAACGGGCTCTTTGTTAGTATTGAAGATCTGTCTGATTCAGTGGACCGAAAAGATGAAGGGCTGGACATGCTGAGCCCGTACCTTGTCCCATACGCAACGAATAAACGGGTAGATGAAATTTCGGAAGCACTCTGGATAAAATATCTGCCTGAGGCGCTGGATGACCCCAAGCGGCGTATTGCTGCAGAGTTGGTGAACCGCATGGGGCTCACAATAGAATTCCACCCTGTGTATGAACACCGAAACGTGGAGAGCATTATTTTCTTCAAGAAAGATGAACTGGCTATCGGAGAAGACAGAAAGGAGAAAGACGCAAACGGAAAAGAGCGACACATTAAGGCGAAGTTCGGAAAGCCTGTGGTGATTCCGGCGAACACGATCGTTATCAACACGAATAAGATCAGCCGGGATTACTCCTCGTTTAACGTCTACCACGAGTGCTACCATTACGAGGAGCATTATCTGTTCTTTTGTCTACAGGAGATGGGGAGCAATGATGTCCGGCAGGTAAAGACGCGGGAAGTCATTGTAGATAAGGCGGAAGAAGTCAAGGACCCGATCTACTTTCTTGAGAAGCAGGCCAATCGTGGTGGCTATGGCCTGATGATGCCCGCGACGGATACCAGAAAACAGATTACAGAGCTTTGCCGGAAGGCGCATGGTTATCGTCACGCTGGTGAAAAGTTCGAGATGGTAGGTAAGGAGCTGGCGAAGAACCTGCATTTGCCTCATTTCCGTATTCGGGCCAGGATGATCCAGCTTGGCAATATAGAAGCGAAAGGCGCACTGAACTATGTGGCTCGAGAGCTGATCGAACCCTTTGCTTTTAACACGGATTCCTGGCGGGAAGAACAGCACACCTTCGTGGTTGACGAGGCTACGGTAAAACACCTGCAGAAGAAGAGTCCGGATCTTCAGACGATCATGGAAAGTGGTAAATATGTCTACGCTGATGGACATGTTGTCAGAAACGAGCCGGAATTTGTCGAGAGGCGTCTTGTGTGCAATGAGGACGATCCCGAAGAAAGGGAGAAGCTCGTTCTGACCGGCTGGGCGAACGCCCATGTAGACGACTGCTGTCTGCGATTTGTGCGTCTGTATGTCCAGCAGAATGTGGGACGTTATGTTTACGGGAGATTGTATTATGATGCTGCGCTGGTTAAACAGGAGGAGTTTTATCTCAGCGATTTGATCAACGAGAAGCAGCTGAGTGTTCCGGACGCAAAATATGAGTACAAACGGAACTTTCCCGAATCTTTCCGTGATGCGTTCGAGCTCTTGTTGCGCAAGAACAAAGAAACGCAGGAAAGTTTAGCGGAGAAACTGAACACAACGGATCGCACGCTCAGGGAATGGATCAGAGATCCGGAGAAGAAGATCTCCATTGATTTTATCGTAACGATTTCTCTCATGTGGAAACTGCCGGACTGGATCAGTAAAATGCTGCTGGAGAGCGCGGGGAAAACACTGAATGAGAGGGACCGGCGACACCGGGCGCTGACGTACATCCTGGACATCATGTGGGATCAGGGTGTGGAGGCAGCAAATCAGTATCTTACCAGCCAGGGGCTGCAGATTCTGACGATCTGACAGCAAGAACCGGTTTATTCAAGATACAGCATAAGATCGATGGCATATGGCCGATCACTTGAAAACAGGTGGTCGGCCTATTTTTTTACCCTTTTTGGCGGCCACACTGAAAGATTGTCTTCCGGCAGGCGTTGCTATCCGCTGTTTTTGCAAATTTTTTGATACGCTCAAGTGTCGTACCGGAAGAATTCCTTCCGGTTTTTGAAGAGGATAACAGGAGAAAATGGTGGTTTTTTTAGAAGGAGGAGGGTGACGCAGATCAAAAACAAGAGGAAAAATGGCAGCGGAGGGGCAAAAACCATGTGATTCGAAGGAAAAGCGGCGCTTTGACAGCGGTCAGGAACCGGAAGATATCCTTCCTGTAAAAAGCGCTTTCTCGCAAGTATGATGGTCATGCCAGGTGAGAAACGGAAGAGCTTCTTCCGAAGAAAGCCTGAGAAAAACATCATCTTAAAGCCGGATGCATACGGCAGCGGATGTTCAGACGATCGATCCAACATCACAGTTTGTTCAGCCAGAACGGACTCGTGAGCGTGGACGGATCGTAAGGACACCCTTCTGTCTATGCGTCCGGCTTTTTCTTTATGCCTCTTTCGCGGCGGAAGGGAGCCCACCTGCTGTCAGTGATCCGGGTACGGAACGGCAGCAGGAAACGGAAGAACCGCTGCCCAGTATGCGTCCTGCGGGAAGGACGCAACCATGGAAAACTTCAACGCAATCAACTGCGATGCCTCTGCCTTTACCGTAACCGATAATACGACTCTTGGTGAACTGCTCACTCTCCTGAACCTTGGGGACAAGCCACATGAGACTCCGACCCCGAAGATGCTCCGGGAAACCGCAGGCGCTCCAATTGCCACCGAGGAATGCTGCACGGTCTACGCCAATGGGTACGCCGTGTATGACAACGGGTCTGGCCGCACGGTTGTCTGGCTGCCCAGTTGCACGTCTTTTACATACCATTTCGATGCCCTCAAGGATAGTGAGAAAGGTGGTGAGGTGAAGGAAACGGCAGAGCTGCCTGAAGGGCTTCTCGAGTCTTTGCCCTGGCCTGTTGCGGTTTCTCTGATCGGTGATCATCGGGTCGAAGCCAATATGATGAACCGCATGGGAAGCCGAACCGGCACGAAGGACTACGATTCTGATGATAATAGCGATAAAGATGGAGACAAAGAGGACGCCATGGAAAAGTCTCTCCGGAGTGAATACTTCTGGCGTGAGGGGCATTTCGGCGAAAATCCCGAGGATGCCTATATCAGAAAGGAAACGCTGCACGAGATGCTGGGTGCCATGACGGAGAGTCAGCGGGAGGTATTCCTCCTCTATTACAAGTACGGGTATACGCAGCCGGAAATCGCAGCGCAATTACGCATCACCAAGCAGTCTGTGAATGAGCGCCTGCAGAGTGCTTTGGAAAGGGCGAGAAGGAAAAGAGAAATTTTTTCGTGAAGAACCCTGACTTTAGGCTTCTCCCACGACAGTATATGAGAGGACTTGAAAACCTCGAGCATTTTATCAGGACGGCGGCATGTTTCGCAACCGTCCCTCGCTACCGGATTATCCGGAGAAAGGACCAGTACATGAAACAGAAGAAAATGGAACCGAGAAACTCCCGGCACGACCAGCGCTTCCATGAGCGTTGTGTCAAGGAGAAAGGCGCAGAGGAGCAGATCAAAGGGGTATTTGACCGTATCCTGGATGAGATGGCCAAGGAAATGGACCGAGGCTATATGGAAGCGGGCAAGACGCTGGCAGAACTGTTCCGTGCTGTGGCAACGGCGGCAGCAAAGCTCCCTGATCTGGAGCTGCGCACGGAAATGATGACCGTCAAAAATGATGAGGATGGCCTCAGCATTGTGTTCAAGCGGGATGAGGCGCAACCTGCGTTCCTGGATGATGACGAAGAGGGGGAACAGCTGTATGGCGAAGACTGATAAAGAACAAGCGCTCCGTGCAGAAGAGAAGCAAGAACCCATCAGCATTGAGACGGCAAAGGTAATTCAGGGGATCAGCCTGGTGTTTTCCGGCGCGGTGACTATGCTGGAGGCACTGCATCCGCACGTCTCCCTGGAGCCCAGCGCCATTCTGCATCTGGTGACCGGTAACATTGAAGGCCTGGAAACAATGGCGGCCGAGAAACGGGCAAAGGAGGAACAGGAGAATGCCGAGAATGCCAGGAGGACCGGAGTGGAGGGTGCTGAGCCTTCTTCTCCTGCTGTTGATTCTGCTCCTGTGGATGATGAAGCTGCTCCCGAGGTGGTAAACGCTCCGGAGAACACAACGGAAGCAGGCGGGACTGAGGAAACCGTAAGCACCATCACCCAGGATGACATCACAAGAATCATCGTGCAGAAGATCAAGCAGAACCGATCCAACAATGAGAAGATCGGCGCGATCCTGAAGTCCTATGGCGTAGCGAAGGTGAGCGATTTGCCTGCAGCCAAGTATGAGGCGTTTGTGACAGACCTCTCCGCAATCTGATCGGGAGGTGGTCAAATGCCGGATGTCCATGCGCTGCTCAGCGCATCCAGTTCCAAACAGTGGCTGCATTGCCCGCCATCGGTACGGCTTCAGGAGGGCTTTCCCAATGAAAGCTCGGTATATGCCGAGGAGGGAACCTTCGCCCATGAGGTCTGTGAATACAAGGTGCGGAAATACCTGCATGAAAGAGTGAAGCGTCCTCAGTCAGAGGAGTTTTACACGGAGGAGATCGACCAGATCACCGATGTGTATGCGGAGTTCGTCATTTCGATTATCGAACAGATGAAGCGGAATGAGATCGAACCCCTGGTATTAGTGGAGGAGCGAGTGGATTACAGCCACATTGCTCCTTCCGGTTTTGGAACAGCGGACATGCTGATCATCGGGAAAGATGAGAATGGAAAAGGTCTGCTGCATATCTGTGATTTCAAGACGGGGCAGGGTGTCTATGTGGACGCTGATCATAATAGTCAGATGATGCTTTACGCACTCGGAGGCCTGGCCGCATATGGCTATATTTACGAGATCGAGAATGTTCGTATGAGCATCATCCAGCCCCGTCTTGATAATATCTCCACCTTTGAATGCAGCCGCGAGGAACTGGAGGCATGGGGCGAAAGCATCAAGCCGATCGCAAAGCTGGCATTTGAAGGAAAGGGAGAACAGCATCCGGGTGAGTGGTGTCGCTTCTGCCGCGCTAAACCTGTCTGTCGCGCCTGTGCGGATGAAGCACTGGCGCTTTGCCGAGAAGAGTTTCTGGATCTCGACACAGGCGCGTTTTCAGAGGGGAACGAGACAGAAGAGAGCGATCTGACGGCACCTTATCAGGCCGATATAGACACACCGGTTTTTAAGCAGCCCGGCCTGATCCCGCTGACAGAGCTGGCAGCTATCCTCCCTACGCTGAACAGGATCAGCAGCTGGATAGAATCCGTATTTGCCTATGTATCAACGGAGGCGATCAATCATGCGGTTCCGGTGCCCGGATATAAAGTCGTTGAAGGGCGATCGAAGCGTATCTTCACCGATCCGAAAGCTGTAGTCGATGTGGCGGTTCAGAACGGATATACCGATCTCTATAAGCAGCAGCTCATCAGCTTAACGGAGTTTGAAAAGATGATGGGCAAGAAGCGGTTTGCAGAGCTGCTTGGCGAGTACGTTTCCAAACCGCCCGGCAAGCTGGCGCTCGTACCGGAGAACGACCCACGACCGCCGGTTGACCTTGGCAGTGCTCCCGATCAGGAATTCGCAGTCCTGGCTGAGCAGGAAGAATAAAGACAGTAAACACACCATGATTGCCGGATGATCCCGGCTATATTTTTAGGAGGAAAAACAACATGAGTAAAACGACATCCCCGACCAAGGTGGTCATCCCGTGCCGGATCTCTTTTGCAAACATCTGGGAGCCGAAGAGCATCAACGGCAGCGAAGAAAAGTATTCCGTTTCCTGCCTGATCCCGAAGAGCGACAAGGCAACTCTGGCCAAGATCCAGAAGGCAGTGGAGACGGCGAAGGAGGACGCGAAGGGCAAAAAGTGGAACGGCAAGATTCCGCCCAACCTGAAGCTCCCTCTGCGTGACGGTGACATCGACCGCCCGGATGATGAAAACTATGCCGGGCACATGTTCCTGAATGCTACCAGTAAGGAGGCCCCTCAGATCGTGGACCGTAAGATCCAGCCGATCCTTGATCCTATGGAATGCGGCTCCGGAGATTACTGCAATGTGTCTGTGAACTTCTACGGTTTCAACGCAAACGGTAATCGCGGTGTTGCAGCCGGACTCGGCAATATCCAGAAAGTGAAGGACGGAGAGCGCCTTGCCGGGAAAGCGACGGCAGCTTCGGATTTCGATGAGATCGAAGGCGATGATGAAGATGTTCTCGGTGACGATCTTCCCGATTACTTGAAGTAAAACACACGGCGGATGGGAGAGGGCTTCGGTTCTCTCCTGTCTGCGCTTTACAAGAGTCCCCAGCTACGGATGGAGATTCTTTTAAAGTGCAGACCAATGATTCTTTGGAAGGAGGCAGATGATTTGGAAACACAAAAACGGGTCCTCTCAATCGACCTGGAAACATATAGCGATGTGGATTTGAGTACATGTGGCGTTTATCGGTATGTGGAGGGAGACTTTCACATCCTGCTTTTTGCTTATGCCTTCGATGATGATCCGGTGCGGATCATCGATATGGCCTGCGGAGAAGAGCTGCCGCAGGAGATCGTTGACGCAATCTTTGACGATGACGTTGTGAAGGCAGCTTGGAATGCCCAGTTTGAGCGGACGTGTCTTTCACAATACTTTGGGATACGCCTGTCTCCGGATGCCTGGCAGTGTTCGATGATTTGGGCAGCAAGCCTTTCTCTTCCGCTGGCACTGAAGAATGCAGCTCTAGTATTAAAAACAGGAGAACAGAAGGATAAGGCGGGCGAAGACCTGATCCGGTTCTTCTCTGTGCCGTGTAAGCCTACAAAAACCAATGGCGGCCGTACACGGAATCTGCCGGAACATGCACCGGAAAAATGGCGGCAGTTTAAAGAGTACTGCCTTCAGGATGTGAGGACGGAGCGGGATATCCGCAAAAAGCTGGAGGCATTTCCGCTGCTGGCTCAGGAGTGGGATTTCTATCACATGGACCAGAGGATCAACGACCGAGGGGTCCGGATCGATAAGACGCTGGTTGAACAGGCGATTACCTGTGACCTGATGCTTTCTGAGGAGATGAGTAAAAAGGCCTACGAGCTGACCGGGCTTGAAAACCCAAACTCAGTATCGCAGCTGAAAGGGTGGCTGGAGGAACGGGGTATTGAGATCAGCAGCCTGGGCAAAAAGGATGTAGCCGCCATGATCAAAGAGATTGATAAGGGCGGGCTGGATCAGGAAGCCCTGGACATGTTGAAGCTCCGGCTCCAGATGGCAAAAAGCTCCGTGAAGAAATACCAGGCAGCGGATCGCTACATCTGTTCAGATGGGCGTGCGCATGGCCTGTTCCAGTTTTCCGGCGCGAACAGAACACAGCGCTGGGCAGGACGCGGAATCCAGTTGCAGAATCTTCCGCAAAATCATATCAGCACGCTGGATGAAGCGCGGGAGCTAGTCAAGCTCGGGTGCTTTGACATGGTCGAAAGCATCTACGGAAACACACCGGACATCCTCTCTCAGCTGATCCGGACCATGCTGATTCCCAAAGAAGGCTGCGAGTTTATCGTAGCGGACTTTTCCGCCATTGAAGCTCGTGTGCTGGCATGGTTGGCTGGGGAGCAGTGGCGGATGGACGCTTTCAAACGTGGGGACGATATATACTGTGCTTCAGCGTCCCAGATGTTCGGTGTACCGGTCGTAAAGCACGGCATCAACGGAGAGCTCCGGCAGAAGGGTAAGGTCGCGGAACTGGCGTGCGGTTACGGCGGCGCAGCCGGAGCCTTGATCAGCATGGGCGCACTCGACATGGGATTGACCGAAGAAGAACTGCCGGGCCTGATCGATGACTGGCGGACAGCCAATCCGCATATTGTTCAGTTTTGGTGGGACGTAGAAAAAGCAGCGGTGGATACAGTAAAAGACCATCGTGAGCGCAGTGTCGGCAGAATCGCTTTTCAGTTCTATGCCAATACACTGTGGGTTGTGTTGCCCTCAGGGAGAAAGCTGGCGTATATCAAACCAAGGTTGCAGCCTAATCGTTTTGGGAAGATGGCAATGACATATGAATGTCAGGGACAGTCCGGCAAATGGATTCGCACAGATTTGTACGGAGGGCGGGGCACAGAAAATGCATGTCAGGCCACTGCCCGCGATCTGCTGGCCGAAGCCATGTGGCGTATGGAGCGGGGCGGGCTTGATATCGTGGGGCACGTTCACGATGAGGTCATTCTGGAGGTCCCCAAAGGCACTACAACGGTGGAGGATGTTTGCTCCATCATGAACCTGAATCCGGCCTGGGCGGACGGCCTTGTTCTTTCCAGCGCGGGATACCGTGGGGATTATTATTTCAAAGATTAAGCATAATCATTACGAGCATAGCCGGGGTCTTAAAAGGACTCCGGTATTTTTATTTGAGTAACAGGAGGACATACGAAATGAAACAGGGCAGAGCATTACCCGAAGTACTTATGGAGCTGCAGCGGCAGAATGCAGCAAAACAGGATTACATTGCACCGGCACAGTCGTTCCATTTGTCGGAGGATGGACAGACGTTTGGCATCACCCATCAGAACACAGGGGCGCAGGAGGTTTTCGGAACAACCGATCTATTCCATCGGCAGGTGGGCTCAGCGCTGAACATTCCGGCAAAGTATTATGACCTGATGCGCCTGCAGAAGCCAGACCTGCTGGCAGAAAACGTGAATGCCTGGTTTGCCGATAGAGACCAGTCCTACATGATCCGCAGCATGGATTATGGCAGCGGCCGAGTTGCCCGTGCGCTCCTTTCGGATCGTTATCGCAGGATTGACAACCTGGAGGTGGCTGCAGCTGTACTTCCGCTGTTTGCCGGGAAGGAAGAAATGGAGGTCGTATCCTGTGAGGTGACAGAATCCCGACTCGCTCTCAAGATCGTGAACCACAAGCTGGAGATGGCGGTTGTGCCCGGAGACTATGTACAGGCAGGCGTGGTGATTTCCAATTCTGAGGTTGGACTCGGCGCTGTGTCTGTCCAGCCTCTGGTCTATCGTCTGGTCTGCTCCAATGGGCTGTGCGTGAACGACTTCGGTGAGCGAAAGGCACATGTGGGAAGATCGGCAAAGGCGCTGGAGGACAGCTTCACCATATACACGGATGAGACGCTGGAAGCAGAGGATAAGGCTTTCATGCTGAAACTCCGTGACACTACGCTGGCAGCGATCGAGGAAGCTCGCTTTGCTCAGATCGTTGGACGCCTGCAAGAGACCACGCAAGCGAAGATTACAGGCCGCGTGCAGGATGTCATTGAGTTGACCGGAAAGGCATTTGATCTGAATCAGGGCGAACAGAACAGTATTTTGAGTTACCTGATCCAGGGAGGGGACCTCTCCCTTTATGGCCTGACCAATGCCATCACACGAGCCAGCCAGGATGTAGAATCCTACGACCGGGCGACGGCGTTGGAAGGCATCGGGTGGCAGGTGGCGACCATGCCCGCAGCACAGTGGAAGGAGATCAACGCATGAGCAATCAGCATGAACAAGCCTGTTCTCATCGCGGCTCCTATGAGGAATACGATCATTCCGATGAAGAATTGTATGTGTACGACCAGTGCTGCGATAACTGTCGTTTCATGAACGATGGGATCTGCCGCAATCCGTATCCGTACAGTGGGAAAGAGCGTCGTACATCGGACTGGTGCCCGGAGTGGAAGGGACGGAATCGATGAGGGAGTATGTCGTAGAGAACGAGTTTGTAAGAGCCGTCCGGGCAGCGGGCGGCGTAGCATACAAGCTCACAAGCCAGACGGCCAACGGACTACCCGACCGTCTGGTTTTATTTTTCCCGGCAAAGACCATCTTCGTGGAACTGAAAGCGCCCGGAAAGATGCTGCGTCCACTACAGCGAAAGCGTCGGTATCAGCTGATGAAGCTGGGTTTTCCGGTCCTGTGTATAGACCGCTTGTCACAGATAAAACCTTGTATTCAGGCGATCCTGGACTGGGTTCCGGGCACACCATTCCCTGAAGGAATTGGAGCGAGAATACCGGATTTGGAAATGGCGTCTCTGCCTTCGGATCAGGGCAACCTCTCTGATCCCGATGATTACGGAGAGACGTTGGAGATGGAAGACCCGTCCGTGCTGGCGGGCTTTTTTGATTTGGATGGAGGTGATGCCTGATGAAGTTCGTGCCGCATGCGTATCAGCAATTCTGCATTGACTATATCCGAAGCCATGCAGTTTCAGCGCTGTTCCTGGACATGGGCTTGGGTTAGGCAAAACTGCTATCACCCTGTCAGCCCTCCGTGACCTGATGCTGGACGACCTGGTGGTATCTAAGACTCTGGTGATCGCTCCGTTGCGTGTTGCCCGTGATACATGGCCATCAGAAGTGGAGAAATGGGACCATCTGTCGGCGATGGATGTTTCCGTAATCATTGGTACGGCAAAGGAACGGACGGCAGCCATCAATCACAACGCCATGATCTATGTAGTCAACCGCGAGAACGTGAAATGGCTTGTAGAGTACTATGAGAAGAACGGCCTGCGATGGGACTTCGACTGTATTGTGATTGATGAGCTGAGCGGTTTCAAAAACTATCAGTCACAGCGCTTTAAGTATCTACGGAAGGTCAGGCCGTTTGTAAAACGCTGGATCGGGCTGACCGGCACACCAACATCGAATGGCCTCATGGACCTGTGGGCCGAGATCGGCATCCTGGATGGTGGCGAGCGGCTCGGCCGTTTCATTGGCCGATTCCGGGATGCCTATTTTAAGGCAGGCTCCATGAATCCTAGCACGGGGGTGGTTTTCTCTTACGTCCCAAGACCAGGAGCGGAGGAACAGATATACGAGAAGATTTCGGATATGACGATCTCCATGAAAGCGCTGGACTATCTGGATATGCCAGAGTGTGTCTACGTGAATCATGAAGTGGAACTGAATAGTCAGGAGAGGAAGCTGTATGACCAGCTGAAAAAGGATCTCATCATTCCCTTGGAGGACGGAGATATAGACGCAGCGAATGCCGCCTCGCTGTCAAATAAACTTCTGCAGATGAGCAACGGCGCTGTCTATGATGAGAATGGCGAGACCCGTGTGATCCATCAGCGGAAACTGGAGAAGCTGGAAGATCTGATTGAATCCGCAAACGGGCAGCCGGTGCTCATTGCGTACTGGTTCAAGCATGACCGGCAGCGCATTTGGGAGCATCTGACTGCGTGCGGCTACAGCCCACGGGATATCAAGGAATCGAAGGATATCAAGGATTGGAACGATGGCAAGATTCCAGTTGCGCTGATCCATCCGGCATCGGCCGGTCATGGCCTGAACATCCAGAGCGGCGGGCATATTCTGATCTGGTTTGGCCTTACCTGGAGCCTGGAACTGTATCAGCAGACGAACGCCAGACTGTGGCGTCAGGGGCAGAAGGAGACGGTCACCATTCATCATATCGTGACGAAGAATACCGTGGATGAAGATGTGCTGTCAGCGCTGGCAAGTAAAGATGTCACACAGGAGAAGCTGATCGCAGCTGTCAAAGCAAGACTATAACGCAGCGTTGCCGGGAGCGAGGGCTCTCGGCTTTTTACATATTCAGTCCTTGGAGGTGGAAGTCAAATGGGACGTAAGAACAAACGAAAAAGAAGCGAGTACCGGGACAGGCTGGGGTTTAATCCAAGAAAATATGTCCGGTATTCAGCGGACCATGATAGAAAAGCTGATCGGGCGGTGAATACCCCAGTAAACACCGGCACAAAGATGCCGAAGCGTGGAGACATCTGGTTTGCGGATCTTGGGTTTCATCCGGGCACGAGCGTACAAGATGGCTGTCGGCCGGTGCTCATTATATCCAATGATATCGGGAACCGGTTCTCCGACACGATCAACGTGCTGCCTATGACCAGGCATCTGAAGAGACAGGATTTGCCGTGTCATACACAGATTGATCCAGAGAGCATCGGAGATATGCGTCAACCATTGGAAACGTCGATGGTATTGGTGGAGCAGGTAACGACCATCAGCAAATCTGTCCTGAAGCATTATGCCGGACATGTATCGGATAAAGCAATGGAAGAGCTGATTGACCAGACGCTTAAGAGACAGTTTGGCTTGGCAGGGTATGAGCCTGATGCGGGTGAAACCAGCAAGGATCAAACCTGTGAAAACGAATCTGCTGCAATGAATACGGTAATACGAGAGGAGCGAGAGCATGACCACAAGTAAGGTAAACTTTGTAAACATCCCGCAGGAGTTGAAGAACAATGCTTCCTTCTGCGTGTGGAAGATGGAGAAACGACAAGGGAAGCCGACAAAGGTTCCCTATAATCCGAAGACCGGTGCGCTGGCCAGGACCAATGATCCGGCTACGTTTTCGGACTTTGGAACCGCCATGAAGACCTATGCGCTGGGCGGCTGGGACGGGATTGGGTATCGGGTGTCTGAGGGCATCGGCGCGATTGACATCGACCACTGTATCCGGGAGGACGGAAGTCTGAACGATGTGGCGGCATCCATCATGTCCTTTTTCCCGGATGCCTATTTTGAACGATCTCCCTCTGGCACCGGCCTGCGCGGCTTCTTCCGTCTTTCGCCGGATTTCGCCTACGATAAGACCGTGTACTACATCAACAACCGGAAACACGGACTGGAAGTCTATCTGCCCGGAGCCACAAACCGCTTTGTGACGGTGACGGGTGATGTGTATCGCTCGGGTTCGGTTACCCGGAATGACGAGGCGCTGCAGAATGCGCTGGATACCTTTATGCGCCGGGCAAACCGTGTGGAGGGAAATCGTATAGAAGCCTGTTCCTACCTTACGGACGAGCAGGTAATCGATCATGCTTCAAGATCAGAATCCAGGGAGAAGTTCAAAGCGCTGATGGATGGAAACTGGGAAGAGGGCTACGACTCCCAGTCCGATGCGGATATGGCTCTGGTATCGATCCTGGCGTTCTGGTGCGGAAACGTGGAGGAGCAGATTGACCGCATTTTCCGGACTTCTGGGCTTATGCGGGAAAAGTGGGATCGTCGGACCGGCGATGCGACATATGGTCAGATCACGATCCGAAATGCGATCGCCTCCAGCAGTGCGATCTATGTTCCGCTCCGAGATGCAGCGACGCCGGAGGAGGAGTTTGCCGATCTCGATGAGGAGGAACAGCATGCTGCCTTTCATCCGGATCTGAAACACATCACACTGACGCTGGAGGAGATGAAGCCGCACACGAATCCCAGATATCAGCGGGATGAGATTGGCATCGGGAACGCTTTTGCCGACTACTTCAAGCCCATAGCCAGGTTCAACGCGGATCGGAATATCTGGTACGTCTACGACGGTACGGTCTGGCAGCCGGATGAGAACGCGCTGGCCGTGGCGGAGCTGGCGAAGAATCTGGCCGACCAGCTTTACACCTTTGCATTGAGCATCAAAGATGAGGATACCAGAAACAGATATATCAAACGGGTCCAGAAGCTGCAGCTGCGAAAAAACCGGAAGACGATGGTGGAGGACGCCAAGTCTGTCTATCCGGTGCGCATGGAGCTTTTCGATTCCAACAAGTATCTGTTTAACTGCGCCAACGGAACACTGGACCTGAATACGCTGTCCTTTCGGCCGCATGATCCGGGTGATTTCATCACGAAGATCAGCCCGATCACCTATGATCCGGAGGCAACGTGTCCGCGATGGGATCAGTTCGTGGATGAGGTGATGCAGGGCAAGGCTGCGGTTGGAAGGTATCTCCAGAAGGCAGTCGGCTATTCTCTGACCGGTGACACCAGTCTCGAATGCCTGTTCATCATGTATGGTCCGACGACCAGGAACGGAAAGACGACCACCATTGAAACGATCCTGCGTCTCATGGGTGAGTATGGCAGGTCTGCAAAGCCGGACATGCTGGCATCCAACTTCCGTGGCCCAAGCAATGGTGCACCTTCCGAGGACGTAGCGCGTCTGGCCGGTGCCCGGTTTGTCGGTATTTCCGAGATGGAGCAGAAGCTGACGATCAACGCCAGTCTTACGAAACAGCTGACCGGAAACAACCGCATCACGGCGCGTTTCCTGCATGAAAACTCGTTCGAGTTTCAGCTGCAGGCGAAGATCTTCATCGACACCAACCATCTGCCCAATGTGATGGACCAGACGCTCTTTGAGTCCGGACGTTTGCTGATCATCCCGTTTAACCGGCATTTTGAAGAGCATGAACAGGATAAGAGCCTGAAGACAACACTCTCTGATCCGGCAGCGCTTTCCGGCATCCTCAACTGGGTGGTAGAGGGCTATCGGCTGTTCAAGGAGGAAGGCTTGGAGCCGCCTGAGGATGTGAAAACAGCAACGGCTCAGTACCGGCAGGACTCTGACCGTATCAGTCAGTTTATCGATTCCTGGCTGGAAGAGGGGAAGGATGAGGACGGAGATAAGTATCAGGTGCCCTGTAAAGCAGCCTACCGTGTGTATGCCCGCTGGTGTGAGGAGATGAACTATCGCCCGGACAACTATAAGAACTTCCGGGCCGCCATGGAGAAAGCGTATATGGTGGATACGAGAAGACCGAAGGGCGGCGGAAGCATGACGCCGCTTATCATTGGAGTGCGTTTGAGGAAGGAAGAGGTAGGTGCGGAGGACGAGGACCAGGATGCTTTTGTCCCGTTGACGGATGAGGGGAAGGCTATGTGATTTGGGAGCCTACTCCAGAGTTCAATAGAAGGCCGCAGAAGCTCATTTTATAGCTGCCGAGGCTGCTTTGGTGAGAACTTCGATAGTGCTCCGGTAAAAGTTGTAAAAGTTCAATTCCGTTTTTTCTGCTTTTTATTTTCTTTTATATAGAATTATATTTTTAACTTTTACAACTTTTACAAAGAGAAGAATAAAGAAAAAAATAAAAGAAGAATAGAACAACCTGCCAACCATTGAAGATGCCAACTTCGTGGGCATGGACGCAGGAGGCAAAAGCAAAGGTGGGCAAGATGAGCGGAAAGGAGAGCAGAATGATCATTGTGCTTCTGATCATGATTCCGGTGGCAGTTTTCATTCTGCTGTCCGGCTTTTTTATTGTGTCCATCACATGGATACACTGTCCGGATCTCTCGGTTGGAGATATCCTGTGGGTAGCCGTTCAAGAGATCTTCGGAATCAGAAAAAATGAGAGCTGGCAGAGATCCAGCGGAAAGGAAAGAGAAAATGAGCAAGATTATCACATGTGAGCAGGTCAGCAATGGCCATCCCGATAAAATCTGTGATCAGATCGCGGATGCGATTGTGACGGATTGCCTGCAGCACGACCCTAAGAGCCGAGTCGCTATCGAGTGCCTGATCAAGGATAACCACATCATCATCGCCGGTGAGCTGACCAGCACGCACAAGCCGGATTACCAGAAACTGGTGTACGAGGTGTTTGAACGGATCGGTTTTGACCGGATTGGCGGCATGACCTTTGATCCCATCTATGCGGGACCGGATATCGGCATCTTGGTGAAAGAGCAGAGCCCGGATATCGCCCTCGGTGTGGATAAGGGCGGTGCCGGTGACCAGGGCATGATGTACGGCTACGCCACCAATGAGACGGCGGAGCTTTTGCCTATCCCCTTTGTGGTGGCAACCCGCTTCCTGGAAATCCTGAAGAACCATCCGAGCAGAATGTTCCGGGCGGATGCCAAGGCGCAGGTGAGCTTCGATTACGACAGCGGCAAGATCAAGACGTTCCTGTGTTCCGTGCAGCACAGCCCGGATGTGGAACCTTCGGATTTTCGTCATATCGTCGAGGGTATCATGGTTCTGGCCGCCTGTGAGAATGGGCTGAATACCGACTTTGAAAAGCTGGTCAATCCGACCGGCCGTTTCGTAATCGGCGGCAGCTTTGCAGACTGCGGTGTGACAGGACGCAAGATTGCCTGCGATACTTACGGCGGTGTTGGGCATATTGGCGGCGGTGCGATGAGCGGGAAGGACCCCAGCAAGGTAGATCGCAGCGGTGCCTATATGGCGCGGAAGATCGCGAGGGACATTGTGCTGGCAGGATACGCGGATAAGGCTGAGGTGCAGATCGCGTATGCGATTGGCGTTGCTCAGCCGGTCAGCGTCTATGTGGACACCTTCGGTACAGAGCATCAGGATACGCGGTTCATTGAGCAGTACGTTCTGGAGAACTACGATCTGACACCGAAAGGAATCATCGAATCGCTGAAACTCCTGGACGTTGATTATAACCTGGTTAGCGCCTACGGGCATTTCGGGAAAAAGGGCCTTCCGTGGGAGAAATAAAAAAATCTGATTTTTTTTCAAAACCAACCCTGACTTTGGGCCTCTCCCACGACAGTATATGAGGGGAGTTGTTTTCGAGCCCTGAAATGGGAAGAGCAATTCCCCTCTCACGAAGGAGAATGAAATGCCGAATAGACCAAACACCCCATGCCGCCATCCCGGCTGTGCGGCGCTGGTTCCTTACGGCACCAAGTACTGTGAGAAACACAAGCCGCTCCATCCCGAGGAGGTACGAAGCGCTGGTGCACGTGGCTACGGCAGGGCATGGCAGAAGGCACGCAAGCGTTACCTGGAGACGCACCCTTTCTGCGTGGAGTGCATGAAGGAAGGCAAGTATGTCAAGGCCACCGACGTGGACCACGTCATACCACACAGAGGAGACAAGACGCTCTTCTGGGACCAAGGCAACTGGCAGCCCCTCTGCCACAGGCACCACAGCAGCAAGACACGAAGGGAAGACAACAACCCTTCCTATCACTACTAAGAGGAGAGGCTCATGCGGAAGGACAAAGAAGTAAAGACCGTAGGCCTCGGCTTTGTGGACGCGTTGACACTGCTGTTCATAGCGCTAAAGCTGACCGGCCAGATTGATTGGAATTGGATCTGGGTTTTGAGTCCGATCTGGATTTCGATTTCGTTTCTTGCGGTGCTCGCTACTGTGATCCTCCTGATCGGTCGCATCATCGACCGGATGTGAGGCCCCCTGGGGGGTGGGTCACTTCTCTGTGGTGAAGTTTTTAGAAGACCGCCGCCCCCTCTCGCGTTAAAAACCGCGAATTTGCAAGGGGCCTACCCCCTGCCGGGGCGATCCGCCTGCAAAACCGGCCAGGCTGCGGGGCACGAAAAACGCTGAAAATCCCAGTAATTCTGGGCCTTTTTCGTTTTCGGCGGATGTTCTGCGGCCTGGCTGCATTTCGTCACAAAATCGCATAGGAAACGGCGTGAAACCGTGACAGAATGGACGGTTTTCCAGGAAAAAGGGGTATAAAGGCGGCCTTGCCGACCGGAGGGAAGCGCGTGTGTGAAACAAGAACAGAAAGAGTTGATCCGCTCCCTCCGGCTGAAGGGCTGGGGCTACAAGCGGATCGCGAAGGAGCTGCGGCTCAATCGGAATCAGGTGCAGTTGTACTGCAAGACCCACGGCCTCGCCGGTGCAGGTGTGTTCGTAAAGTTGAACCTGCCCATATGGTATGAGCAAAACAATCGATGCATCATCTGCGGCGAGACGCTGGACCGGAAGAAGCGAGGGAGAACCAAACGCTTCTGCTCCGGTAAATGCCGCACGAAATATTACCGGATGCGGAAAGCGGAAGAGGAGGAAGAAACGTGGTGATCAGGGATCAGAAACAGAACCTGGAAGAAATGCTGGACGCGGTGATCAATGATCCCGTGAATCATCCGAGCCATTACACGAGCTCCAAGATCGAAGTGATCGAATACATACTGGATCATGGCTTCGATTACCTGCTCGGCAACGTGGTCAAGTATATCAGCCGTGCCGGGCTGAAGAGCAAGGACACCGAGATACAGGATCTGGAGAAAGCCCAGTGGTATCTGAACCGGAAGATCGAAGAGCTGAAGGCCAAGCAGCAGGGAGGCCAGGCATGACGCTGCTCGAAGGATTTGTGAAGGACGAGGTCTTTATCGACTTCGGCGCGGACGTCCTGTACGGCAGCGACCAGTGCAATGTGTCTTTCCCTTGCCGGTTCCCAACCGTGGAGTTCCAGCTCATGGCGACAAACGGCCTCAGCCAGATCGCGGATCGCATCCGGAAGGATCTGGGCTTTGCGCCGATGCATCCGATGGATGAGTACACCGACGACACCTGTGATAACGACGGCTGGTACGATTTCTATGTGGGGATCAACGGGTACGCGGAAAACCACATGGACAGCTGCATCGAGTTCGTGGTTGTGAACAGCAACTCTCCGGATGATGAGGAGCGATACAGCATCGACCTGACTGAGGAAGAGCAGAACGCCGTTTTTAAGTGCCTGGATGCCCAGTGCCAAAAGTACTTGGAGAAGACATGTTTGGATCTGCTTGCGGAGGCATGTAAGCAGATGGAGGAGGATTACAGTTGAAAATCATCAAGCGGGACGGAAGTGAAGTCCCTTTCGATTATAGAAAAATCGTCCGGGCCATTGAAGCTGCCAATGACGCGGTGGCAGAAGAAGACCGGATCAATGATATGCAGAAGGAATTCATCGTCGGCCGGATTGAACGGCGCTGCGATGAGCTGGGCCGGAGTGTGAGCGTCGAAGAAATCCAGGACATGGTGATCGATGAACTGGATCAGGCCGAGGCGCACAAGCTGGCCAGGCATTACAGCGATTATCGGTTGCGGCATGAACTGCTCAGGAAGCGGAACAGTACGGATGCCAAAATCCTGTCGCTGCTGCGGCACGATAACGAACTGGCCAAACAGGAGAACGCCAATAAGGACCCGATCATCAACAGCACCATGCGGGATTACCTGGCGAGTGAAGTTTCCGAGGATATCTGCCGGAGATACATCTTCCCGGAAGATGTGATTCAGGCCCACGACGAGGGTATCATCCACATTCACGATATGGGCTATGTGTCCGGGCCGATCAGCAACTGTGAACTGGTCAATCTGGAGGACATGCTGCAAAACGGCACGGTCATCACGGACACTCTGATTGAAAAGCCGCATAGCTTTTCCACGGCCTGCAATATTGCCACTCAGATTATTGCCCAGGTGGCCTCAAATACCTACGGTGGGCAGACGATCAGTCTGGCGCACCTCGCGCCGTTTGTGGATGTGTCCCGCCAGAAATATAAGGGCGAGATCAAGGATGAACTCCTGGCCATCGGCCGGGATTGCACCGAAGATGAAGTCAATCGCATGGCGGAGATGCGGGTGCGCCGGGAGGTGCAGCGCGGCATCCAGACCATCCAGTATCAGATCCAGACGCTCCTTACCACCAACGGGCAGACGCCTTTCGTCTCTGTGTTTATGTATTTGGATGAGGTGGAGCCTGGACAGACGCGGGATGATCTGGCGCTGATCATCGCGGAAACGCTGA